CATTTCCTGATGTGCCCATACCAAAGAAACTCTTGACACTAGACACCGCATTTGATACTGCAGATCCAACATTTATTTTTGCTTTATCGATAATAGATTCTGCTGCTGGAACTGGAGCTGGACCTATTGGATCTTGCATTGAAATGTATGGAGTGTCGGCTGATGGTGGTGCTGCAGTTTGCGGTTTTCCATCTAACATATTTCTCAGACCTTCGCTGCCAGCACCACTCATTGTTGCGCTTATACGTTCGGTCTCAACACCACCACCGCCACCAACAGGAGCGGTAGGCTTAGATTTTTTCCAATTAGATGGCGGATTACTGAGAATCTCATTTACTTGATTACGATATTCTTCTGGAACTTGCTGTATAGTTTGTTTACCAATAAACACACTGTATGCATAATCTTTAGCAAGTTTACTTGGAGTATTTGCTGCTAATTCTTTTTCGGCATCGCTCAATGCAGAAAATTCTTTCCATAATTGATAGATATCGTAAGCAGTGCTCAAGGCAAAACCAATTGATACTGCAGCTGCAACCCAACCAGCAATAGGAATAGTCGCTAAAGCACCTGCTGATGCCAAACGAGCTCCTATCTTTAACATTAATTTTGGTGCACGTTTTTCTAGAAACTTTACAAACAAACCCCATACTTTATTTGTTGCAGCTTTTGCTACTTTTTTAACAGGTGCAGCTTTTTTTGATGCTACTGCAGTAACTTTCTTTACTGGCGCAGTTTTTGCAATTTTTTCTGCCACCTTAACGCCAGTATATGCTCCAATACCAGCTCCAGCAACACTAGCAACCTCAGCACCTGCTTGCATAGCAACATCTTTTTTCTGTAATCCGATTTGCGTTTTGAGCGCTTCAGTGTATTCAGTGCCGCCAGCTTCTCGAGCAGCAATGGCTTCTTGTTTTAATGCTTCTGGGTCATAAGTATTAATATCCTTATCTCTAAATGCATCAACTGCCTTGTAAGCCAAGTAACCACCAGCTGCTGCACCCAATCCACCTGCTAGCAGCTTTCCTGCGCCAAATTCACCACTTTTGGCAAATCTTCCTTTCGCATCACGTGGTTGATCTACACCAAAACGACTTCTGTTTGCCGCTAATGTTCTTGCTAATTTTTTTGAAGATGTGTCTTTAGTTGTTGGACCTTTAGTTGTCAATTTTCTGGTCGGCGTCTTTGTTTTTGGTCCACGTCTCCCAAGAAGACCGCCGCCTAATCCAAGTAGATCGCCTAATCCAAATCCAAAACCACCGCCGCCTCCCTCAATTTGATCAAGCAATTCATCAAGTTTTTCATGAACTGTTTTTCCAGTATTATCTTCGCCAACTATTTCAACTATTTTTTCGCGTAAGAGTGTTAATGGATCTTCATCTGCACCAATGGCTTTTGTCAAGCGATCGCTTCTTTCTTTTCTCTTTGTTGCTTCATCTTCTGATGCAAATCGACCAGTGCGAACATTACGAATTCCACCCATTGCACCAATTCGCTCATCAAAATAGTAACCTTTCTTTAGAGAGATTTGTTCTGATTTGGGTGTTGAAATCTCAGAAGGTTGTATTGGCATTCTTTTTCTGCCAACCAAATTGCTTATATCTTTAATTTGTTTAGTCTTTAACGAGCTCTTATCTTTCGATTTATTTTGAAATTTCTTTAAAAATTTTTCAGCAGACTCAACTTTTGAAGGATCTTCTTTAGCAAAAATATTCGCCAATGCCTGACCAACTTCATCGCTAAAAATACCCATCAACAAACCAGATTGTAGTCCTTTTGTCTTTTTTCTGGCTGTGTAAAATAGATCACGAACCTCAGCTTCGCGTTTTTTGGCTTCTTGTGGATCGGTAACACCTTTTGTTTCCGATTTAATTGCCCTTTCTAATTCTGTTAGACCAACTTCAAGTTTCTTTTTTGCCTTAGAAACTCTTCCGCTGACTTTCATTGTTGCCATTTATTATGACCTTCTTCTCTGTAACATTGCCAGTTTCATCTGTTCATTTTGTTCTTTGATGAACGAAACTAACATAGAAACGTAAATCCGTTTTTCCCATGGTATTAAATTATCCAATTCAGTCAATGAATACTTGTGATGATGCATTAGCGTAAAATTTGTTTCAAAATAATTTTTCAAAGACTCATAACCAAACATTACTCGAAAAAATTTAGAATGCCCTCCACATTAACATGATGATTATAGCCACATTTTGCACATTGTATATCTTGGTCAAGCACAACAGTTGGTGTCGTCAAAAAGAATAATTTTACTTTTCGTATTTGATCTAAAGTTAAAGATTCAAAAAAGTCTCTTAATTCTTCTTTAGGCGTTTCATCTGCTTTATACAAATCATCGTCATCGTAAATATAATCAACATAATTTACAATTAATTCAAATCCACCATCATCAGTTTCATTTAAAACTTCTGGTGGTAACTGTAGAGTTGGATATTTAAATACAACACCAACTTTATCTGTTAGTCTTACATTTTTATCATGATCCTCTGGAATCTGATACTTAATGTTCTTTAAATGTAAATCAAATTCGGTAATATGTCCGCATGTATTTCCTTCGACGACATTGTCGCAAGTAAAATTCATTTGCACATTTTCGCCGACTGAATTAATTCTTAAATTAATAAAAATCATTTCTATGTCGAATACTGGAAGAGATTCAACGTCAATCTCTTCCATACAGCAATTTTGAATAATCTGTTTCATAGTTTTGAACACATCATTCAAATCATCAGATTCTTTAGCCATTAGAAGAAGTTTTTCTTCTTTCACTAAGAATGGACGAAACTTTAATTTACGATCAATAGAATTTAATTGAACTTCAAACACAGGATGATCAAGTTTTGGCAAAGGCATAATTTACTCCATATTAAGATTATCTTCCACCAGGTCTTAAACCTGCAGCAAATAGACCAAGCAATGGTGGTGATGTTATTGGTTTAATTCCAGATGTTCGACTACCACTTCCAGGTTTAAATGAATTTCCACCAGCACCTTGTGGGTTTGTGGGTTGCGCTGGCGTAGCAGGTTTAGTTGGTGCTCCAGCGGCGGTTTGTTGATTCAATCCAAATTTTTCAGTATTATTTGTTGACCAATAGTCATACTTAAAGGTGACTGACAGTTTATGAATACCATCATCACCCCAATTTAGTGTGAGTGGAGATAATGTTATTGGAAATGCGTTCCACAAAGAAACAATGTATGATGGTTCACCAGTCTCATAAAACTGTGTGACATTAATTTTAGCAACATATTCGTTTTTATAACGCAATTCATATCTATTAATTGGTACTATTAGATTCATCCAGTAATCAAATAGTTTCTTTTCCCATAAATCGCCTGCACATATGAAGGTAAGCGTAACATCATTAAATGAGGCGAAAGAAGCTGCAGGTGCAGGAACACCATATATCTTAGCATCTACTGTGTTGATATTGTATCCTGGAAGTTCTGCAGCTTCACATTGAAATCTCAGTTCTTTAAAATCAACATCACTTGCTACAAAACCAGATGGCTTCGAGATTTCAACATGAAATTTAGAAACCTTTGCAAAGTCTTTGTGTTTTGCAAAATTACTTAAAAAGTCATCTGGTTTAAACATTAGGTCTTATACACCATTTTTTGTACAGGTAGGAAGATTGCAGTCTCCCAGTTATCGGGTTCAATATAGATAATCGAAGACATAATATGAGAAAACAGATATCGCTTAACACAAGGTTCAATAAGTTTGTATCTTCGCGATTTAGATAATAAACTATAAGCCAAATTAAATCTTGTGGTATTGTTATATTTATCGTTGTTTATGAAATCATGTAGTCTGTCAAGCAGAGCCAAACGATTATATGGATCAAGATAGTGTAAATTTAATCCTGAAAAACCATCTGAATAGATATCCATTGGTATAACTAACGGATACATATCCCAGACTGGCAAGGTATCCTTGTATTTCGGATCATATTTGTATATGAACATTCTTCCTATAAACACATTAGATGAAATACGATTTGGATCATTTAGAATATTACTACGATTTGTCGGAATGCGCGTTTTAGAAATTTTATCTAACAACCAAGATCTGGCTGTATCTGTTCTTGGTCGAATGCCAGCGGCATTCATCTGTTTATTGAATTTATCAAATAGCGATGGCATTAGATTCCTAGTTCTTCCTCAGTTATAATCATAAACTTCCATCTACGATCTTTGCAATACTCATCAGCTGCCTTCCATTTTGCTTCGTTAATACCATATGTTGTAACTTCTCGAATATATCGTTTGGTAACTTTCTTTTGAATTTTGGGCGGAACAGACTGACTTTTAGGTTTTACTTCAAGAATCATAGACTCGGTTAATCCAGTTTTATTTCGTATTCTTACAAAAAAGTCTGGAAAGTAACGATGCCATTTTCCATCAACTGGGGATAAATATGGTATAACTATTTCCTCATTCGACCAACCAATTACATTCGGATTGCCATCTAGGTGCACCATTACTCGGCGTTCCCATAACGATCTGTACCAGATGTTTGTTGGATCACCTAAATATTTATTGGTATTTTTAGGACTAAATTTACCATTATAAGCCATCAGTTATTTATAGGACCATTCATGGCAATCGTCAACAGCCCTCTTCGCAATCAAATTATGAGCGATCCGAAGGTCGTCAAAAATCCCCAATCCAATGCGAATAAAAATCCTAGTGGACCGCAAGCAAAATTGAGCAGTAGCCCCTATAACGTACAGGATTTAAGATTTCCTAAAGAAGTTGCAATCAATGCAAAGAATAAACATTGGATAAGATTTACGCCTACAATTCAACAAGCAGGTTCATATAAAACCAGTTTTGCTAATGGCGGATTAGGTTCTGCTGATGCAAACAGAGCAGAATTTGGCGGGCAACTAGGTTCTGGTGCCGATCCATTGAGTGCTGGTGCTGCATTAGCAGGTTTAGGTGCTATTGGTATTGCCGAAGGTGCCGTTACTGGCGATTTTGGTAAAGGTGGTGACATTTTAAAGAATGCATTGAGTAAAAGTAAATTAGGATTAGGAAAGGCAATTGGATTAGGATTATCCGTCGTTGGCTCTTTAGCAGTTACAGGTGCAGTTGTTGCTGGAATAGATCTAACTCGTAAGACGCGCCGAGCTGCATCTTATATCTCGCTCTATATGCCAGACACAATAAATGTGACTGTTGTAAATGACTATGACCAATTAAGTTTAACTCAAGCATTAGGAAAGGCAGGTTTGGCAGCTCAATCTGGTGCAGAAATAGTTGGCGGAGAACTGAAAGCAGCTGGTGGCGGCGCAGGACCAGGAACAGCTGAAATTGGTGGGTTTTTGGCAGAAAAAACTGGTAATTTTGGTTCAGGAATTACTGACGCACTATTATTTTCAGCTGGCTATGCACAAAACCCACAAATTGAACTACTTTTTAAGTCTATTCAAAATCGTGAATTTCTTTTCGATTTTAAATTCGTCCCAAAAACACAAGACGAATCTGTCGCAATTATAAACATCATTAAGGCATTTCGATATCATGCCGCACCAGAAATTCCAACGATAGGCGGTGGTAGATATTTCGTGCCACCAGATGAATTTGATATTCAATTTATGTATGGCGACTCTGAGAATAGAAATATACCAAAAGTTTCAACTTGTGTATTGCAAGGTATTGATGTAAACTATGCTTCTGCTGGTCAATGGACAACCTTCGCAAATGGTATGCCTGTTGAGATTGCTATGCAACTTCGATTTAAAGAAGTCGAGATTATGCACAAGAAACTTATCGAGAAGGGATACTGATGAAATATTTTGAGAGTTTTTCAAAATTAGTCTACACCTTCGGGCAAGATAATTTTAATCAACAGTTGGTTACAAATATTTTTGCTCGATCTAACTTTTTGCGTGAAGTTGCAAATAATGTTGACATTGCTTATGAATATCAAGTTCAAGATTCAGACACACCTGAGATTATCGCACATAAAGTTTATGGCGATGCATATAGAAGCTGGATAGTTTTGCTGTACAACAAAATTATTAATCCTTACTATGATTGGCCAATGAAAAATGATGTTCTAGAGACGTATGTTGCAAACAAATACCACATAACATTAGAGCAATCAAAATCTACAATTCATCATTACGAGAAAGAAATAGAACAAACGGCAACTTATGGCGGTGTTGTGTTAGATAAAAATACAACAACCTATACAATATCTACATACGATTATAATCAAAATACTGGATCATTGGTATTAAACACATTACCAAATACAGCAGATACTTATGTAACTATAAGTACCGAAACATTTAATTATAACACATATATTTTAACTGTTACTACTAATCATAAAGCAGTATCAAATTTTACTTATGAATTTAATGAAAATGAAAAACGAAGAAAAATAAAGTTACTGGAAGATATCTACGTTGCTCAAATTGAACAAGAATTTAAAGAGATTATGAGAGATGGCTAACGGACCAGTAAGTTCCAAACAATCGTCCATACAAAAACTTAATCTGATTAATTCTGGTGGGCAAAGCATAAATCTTGCTGAAATATATGTTCAATTGCAAATCTACCAAGATATATTTGCGCAATGTATGTCAGGTAAATTGTTGGTGGTCGATTCAAAAGAAACATTCACAAATTTTTATCTCTGCGGTAATGAATATTTACATGTTGTTCTTGACAAACCTGGATTAAATCGACCTTTTGAAAGAATCTTTAGAGTGTATAAAGTTGCAGATAGAAAAGCAACTTCTAATTCTGGTCAGATGTATGATGTTTATTTTTGTTCAGATGAATTTATTTCTTCAAATTCTATGCTTGTAAGTAAATCATATAAATCTACTAAAATTAAAGATGTAGTTCTAGATATTTTAAGCAAAGAACTTAAAGTAGAGTCTAATCGTATTGCTAAATTAGAAGACACGCAAGGAAATTTTGATTTTATTATTCCAGCATATCGTCCATTTGAAGCAATACAATGGGCAACGGCTCGCGGTTATGCTCAAGATAAATTTTGTTATATGTTTTTTGAAAATAAAGATGGCTTTCAATTAACATCATTACAAACAATGATGAAGCAAAAACCATATAAAAAAATAAAGTATGAAGTTAAGTTGTCGGATAGCGATCCATCATTGAATAAAGACTCAATGGACGACTTTGAGATTATAAATGACTTTGATATGATCACTTCAATGACAAATGGATCGTTCGCCTCAAGATTGCTTACTATTGACTTATTTTCTCAGAAACATGAGACTCTTGATTATAGTTTAGAAGTTGCTGAAGCCAAGAAAAATCTACTAAACAAATTTAAACCTGTTAATAGTTTTAAAAATTCTAAAGATCAAACTCTTTTTACTGCCTATAATTCGTTTTTTAGAACTTATTTGACGATAAACGACACAAAATCAGAAAAAAGTAACGATATTAAATTTTGGTTACTACCAAGAGCATTACATATGTCTCTTTTAAATCATTTTCGCATTAAAGTTACGCTTCCTGGTGACACGGAAATGAAGGCAGGAGACGTTGTTGAGGTCGAATTTCCACTTTTTGAAGGAAAACAGAGTGGTGGAAGAAGTTTGAATAAAAAATTATCTGGAAAGTACATTGTTTCTGCTGTAAACTATAAAATTATTCGTGAGGAAAACTCATTTGAGTGTGTTGCTGAACTTGCAACTGATTCTTTCTCTGAACCACTACCAGCAGCCAAAGATGGATTGAATAAATTGGCTAAAAAGGGTAAATAATGCCTGGTGCAATTAAAAATTTTATAGGATTAGAAGGATTTATATGGTGGATCGGCGTTGTTGAAGATCGCCAGGATCCAGAACAACTTGGTCGCGTCCGTGTTCGTTGTTTTGGATTTCACTCAGATGACAAATCATTAATTCCGACTGATTCATTACCATGGGCACATCCAATTTTACCAATTAATGCTCCTAATGTGTATACACCGAAAGAAGGAGACATGGTTTTTGGATTTTTTGTCGATGGAACGAATGCTCAGAATCCTGCTATTCTTGGAATTTTCCCAGGCAAACCCGAAGAAAAACCAAAGTATGAAAGAGGATTCTCTGATCCAGGAAATACGCTTTCTGGTCGTCCTAAAAAACCAGATGATGATTCTGACAAGTATCCAAAGAGTAAATATTTAAAAGAACCAACGCTCAACAGATTATCTCGCGGTAAAGTTGATAGTACAATTATAGCAACTCGAAAGAAAAATCTAAAAAAGAATGTAAAGTCTGCTGGTGGTGTTAATTGGAGCGAACCTGCGCCATCTTTTAAACCAAAATACCCATACAACAATGCTCTTGAATCTGAATCGGGGCATGCACTAGAATTTGATGATACACCTGGTAATGAGCGCGTACATTTGGCTCATCGTAAGGGTGCATACATGGAATATGATAAAGATGGCTCTAAAATTCAGAGAGTTCAGAAAGATAATTATTCTGTGATTATGGGCGATGACTTTATTTACATCAAAGGCAAAGCTGCAATTACAGTTGATGGTAATTTTAATCTTAAAACAAAAACAATTAACATTGAAGCATCTGAGATTAACATGGCAGCTGATGGTGCCGTTAAAATCAAAGGCAGCTCGGTTAAAATTGAATCAACAGGTGGAATGGACCTCAAAGCTGGCGGCGGTGGTAAATTTACAGCTGGTGGGCGACTAGATTTGAAGGGTGCCACAGCTGGTCTTGGTGGTGCTACGGTTGATATCCCAGCTGGAAAGGTAAATATCCAAAGCGGATCAGTGAAATCAGCTTCTGGCACTGGATTGAAGGGTGGTGGATCAACACCATCATCAGAAGATGTACAAGAATCCGCAAGTGATGCAGCTGCACTGGCAGCAAACCCAGCTGCGAAAGCAAATTCTGTTTCAGCTGGCGCTGATTCATTGCAGGAAGTTAAAGTTACATCTAAGAAAGTTGAAGTTCCAAAGGGTCAATCAGTTCTCGGAAAAATTGCTGGCGGTATCACATCAACCATCAGTGGTGTGGCTCAATCTCTTGGCGCTGCCGCTGATGGTATCATTAAAGATTTTGCTAACAAACTGCCAATAGGAGAATTGGCAGGTAAAGTTGATGGGTTTGGTATCGCTATTAATAATAATGTAGCTGATATTATCTCATTAGCGAGAGATCCTAAGCAGTTCCTTTTGAATAGGATAGATCAAGTTTCCCAGCTGGCGTTTAATAACAATGTGGAATTTAAGTTTGACCGTACAATTCAAAATGAAATTTTGACAACAGTTTATAACATTGCACAAAATCAACTAACAAATGTGATCGCTAAACACACTTATCCTAAAACGGAAACTATTCAGATCGACAATGTTCCATCATATGCTGCGAACCCAGAAGTTTTTGAGCGATTTGAGGCTCAAACTGATGAAGCTGAACAAAACCAAGAAGTGCTTGATATATTAAAGTCTATTAATGGGGGTCAGTCATAATGGCATTAACAGAAGCAAAAGCAAAAATTATTGCTAAAATCGAGGCTAAACTTTTAGATAAAATCAATGACATTAAAACGAACGGTGGAACTAATCTGCAGCAAATAAAGACGGTCACAGTTGGTGGATTGCCTGTAGCAATTAGAACGGGTGGTGCAGGAGCTCTTGGTGGTGCGCTTGGAAAAATTGCATCTGTTGTTCAAGAAGCTGGGTCTATTGCCTCATTAGTCCAAAATCCTGTTGGATTGGCGCAATCCGCCATTGGAAGTGCTGTGAGTGGTGTAAGTGGTAAATTGGGTGACATTACAGGTAAACTTACTGGTGGTCAGTTATCTAATATAACAAACGCCATATCTCAAGTTACGACAAAACTAGGCGATCTTCAGGCTCATACATCTAATCTTTCTGGCTTATCCTCTGCGATAAATGATGCCGTACCAGATTTTAAGAAACTACAGAATGTCGGTGAGATGTTAAATGGATTGGGCTCTGACACTACCAAAGGGTTTCTTGCTAATACCGCAGGCGCTCTTAAATCAGGCGACACTCTTAACACAATTAAAGATAAACTAAACATAAGCGTTCAGTCTAAAATGGATCAGATTTTAAGATTAGATTCCGGAACAATATCTGGGCAGACTGCGATAGCAACTATTGTAACGGATATTAATGAACTACTAAATAATCAAGCAAATGTTATGAATGACATTGTTGAAATAGATACAAATAATTTTAATGAGGCTTCTAATAATTTAACGGCATCTTCCGATGTTATAGGTCTAACAGACGAATACAATGACCCAGATAGCGTAACTTATTCTATGTTTGTTGATCTTGGTGTCGCCAAAGAATCTACGTTAACAGCATTTGACAATGCCGTAGAGCAATCTGAGCAGGAATTTGAGGGATAGTAAATGAGTTTGGTCGCTCGAAAATACACAGATTTTGACTTAAATTTCGGAATTCATCCAGTCACAAAGGATATTTTAAAAAAGAAAGACGAGAACTCTATTGCGCAATCAATTAAAACACTGCTCCTCACTTCGCATTATGAAAGACCATTTAATCCAGATTTAGGTTCAAATCTAAAGAGATTTTTGTTTGAGCCAATAGATGATGTAACTACAACACTCATCCGTGATTCAATATTTGAAACATTAAAAAACTATGAGCCAAGAATAACTATTGAGGAAATAACTGCAACACCTAATTTTGATCTTGATCAATATGATGTTACAATAACTTTTTTTATAAAAAATGTTTTAGATCCAATAACAATCTCATTTTTCTTGGAGCGAATAAGATAACAAATGGCAAACCAAGACGCTAAACTCAAAGTTGCTGAACTCGACTTTGATACAATTAAAGATAATTTAAAGAATTTTCTAAAATCGCAATCAGAATTCAGCGATTATAATTTTGAAGGATCGGGTTTATCCGTCCTTCTAGATATTCTTGCATACAACACACATTACATGGGATATTATCTTAATATGGTATCTAATGAAATGTTTATTGATACCGCTTTAAGTCGCTCTTCGGTTGTCTCGCATGCAAAATTATTGGGTTATACTCCTAGATCAACTGTTGCCTCTCGCGCCACAATTAATGTTTCATTTACACCTGTAACGAGTGACGCTAACAGCACAGTTGTCATTCCTAGATTTACAAGATTTTTATCTGAGTCAAAAGATGGGACCAATTTCGTATTTGTAAATCCATCTTCTAGAACAATCACAAAAAATAATAGCACTGGGTTATTTACAACTGAGAATTTAGAGGTAAAGGAAGGACAACCTTTGGCGATTACATTTACATACAGTTCTCAAACAAATCCAAGACAAATATTTGAATTACCTGAGTCTAATATTGACACATCAACAATAGAAGTTCGTGTGCAGGTATCTGCTGAAAATGCTACTCAAAACACTTACATTCTAGCAAGCGACGCTACAGATGTTGATTCAAATGCTTTAGTTTATTATATTGAAGAAAATAAAAACGGCAAATATCAAATTTATTTCGGTGATGGAATTATTGGTAAAAAATTACTAGATGGTAATATTTTAATCGTATCTTATATTTCTTCTTCGGGATTGATTGCTAATGGTCTACAAACATTTAAATTAGTTGATACAATTCTTCCAGGTAGCACAGTATCCATTACGACGAATTCTGCATCAACTTCAGGGGCAGCGGCAGAAGATATAGAAAGTATTCGATTTACAGCGCCAAAAGCATTTATATCACAAAATCGTGCAGTTACTAAAAATGATTATATTGCACTTATTAATCGGGATTATCCGTATTTCCAAGCAGTAAATGTTTGGGGTGGTGAGGAAAATGTGCCACCAGTTTATGGTAAAGTTTATTTTACCGCAAAACCTGTTGGTGGATATGAAATTACATCTACTGAAATTGAGTATGTAAAAAATTCCATTATAAAACCATTTAGTATTTTAACTGTGACGCCTGAGTATGTCTCAGCAGATTATAATTATCTTAATTTAAATGTTAACATTTATTTTGATCCAACTAAAACAACAAAAACGCCTGATGAGATCAGTGCATTAGTGATTGGATCAATTCAAAATTTTGCTAATACAAATTTAAATTCATTTAACTCCACATTCAGAGTCTCCCAATTGTCAAGAGCAATTGATGATTCAGATTTTTCTGTTGTAAGTAATGATCTTGAAGTTGTGCTAGAAAAACGATTTACAGTTGATGTAACAAGATCGGCAACATACACTTTAAATTATGGTGCAGCATTACTGCAGGGAACGACTTCTAAGAAGTTGTATTCTTATCCATCATTTAAATATCTAGACTCTACTGGGATTGCTCGCGACTCTTTCATTGAAGAAGTGTTGCAGTCATATACAGGAATTGATTCTATAGATGTTGTGTTCTCTGGAAGTGAATATGTATCAACACCATCAGTTATTATTGAAGGTGATGGAACTGGGGCAAAAGCAAGAGCACTTATTGTCAACGGTGCATTAAAAAGAATTGAGGTCACTGATCCTGGCAGTGGATACACCTCAGCCTCAGTTTCTATTTCCGGAGGCAGTGGATCGGGAGCAACTGCAAAAGCCAATCTACAAGGACGCCAAGGAAAACTTAGAATTTATTATTATGACGTAAATCAAATTAAAAGAGTCATCACCGAAGATGCAGGCGATGTCGACTATCAAAATGGAGTTGTTGTGCTACGAAATTTTGCACCAACTTCTATTTCTGATCCATTTGGAACGTTGGTGATAAAAGTTGTTCCGTTGAATAAAATATTCAAATCAGAAAAAAATACAATATTAACGCTGGATATTTCCGATCCAACTGCTATCAGCACAAGTATAACATCCGTAGTGTAATATAATGTCAGCAGCAGAAAAAATAGTTTCAGCTTTTATACCATCTCAGCTTCCTGATTTTATAAAAGCAGATAATCCTAAATTCAAAAGATTTTTAGAATTATATTATCAATGGCTTGAACAAAATAATCCTGACGGCATTTCAAATACTGCAGGTAATACAATCTATCATGCAACGCAAATCTCTAGTTATAGAGACATTGATGATACGCCATCTGAATTCATAAAGTATTTCAGAGATGAATTACTGCCGTATGTTCCAGAAAATGCCTCTCTTGATATTCGAAAAATATTAAAAAGCGCAAGAGAATTTTATAGTAAAAAAGGTAGTGATGAGTCAGTAAAGTGGCTCTTTAGAGCATTGTTTAATGAAGATATTGAACTCAATTATCCAAAAGAACAAATTTTAATTACTTCTGATGGTAAATGGAAAAAACCTAAAGCATTTAGAATTACTGTTTCTGAAACTAATAAAACAGTTGATGTTAATTTACTAGAAAAAAGAATTGTCACAGGTAAAAATTCTGGAGCAACTTGTTTTGTAGAATCAGCAAATAGAACTGTAGATGTTGATAGTGGGCGTGAAATTATTGAAATTTACATTTCAAATATTAAAAGATTTTTTGAAAATGGCGAATTTATCATTATTAACTATGTAGACGCGAATGGCGTAGAAAAGGTATTCTCAGAAAAAATTATCGGCACATTATCTAATATTCGTGTTGATTCAAATATTCGAACTGATCCACAACAAAAACGCCGTGGTTTATTGTATAATGTCGGCGATCC